GCTTTAAGTGCTGGAAATTCCAGCGGTCGAAACCGAGCTTGCGAATGTCGTATTTGGAAAATTGCTCGCGGATGTGCGCCGCCACGAAGTCATAATCGACCGACTTGCCGGGCGCAGCCAGGAGGAAGCCGCGCTTGAACCAGTCGTCATAAGGCACACGGTCGCGGTGTGCGCGCTCCATCAGGCCTTCCTGCGGCAGCCAGAAGCTCGGATGCACGTGCCAGATGCCGTCGACCTTGCCGATCAGGACCAGTGCCGTCAGGTCGGCGGTCGCCGACAGATCGAGCCCCCCGTAAACCGGAATGCCGGCGAGCGGCTTGGGCTCGGCAGCGCAGTCGTTCCAGACCGTGCGCGTGATGAACGGCGCCGAAACCTCCACCCGCTGATTGAGGATCAGGTTGCGATATTCCATTTCGCGCGCCGGCATGCGCTTGGCGTCGTTCGCCATGCCGCGCACTTCGTCGGCGTTGAGGAAATCGCCGAATGCCGGATTGGCCGCGCGAATGCTCTCCTCGCTGAATGGATCCGCCTCGAGCGGGGCGCTGTAGAGCGAAATCACGGTGCGCGGATCATTCTCGTTCAGCGCGTCGTCGATCAGCACCGAAAGCAGATCGCTATCGGTGCGCGCTTGTGTCGAGATGATCACCGACAGCGGATTGGCCTGCGCGCCGGTCGCAGTCTCCAGCGCATCGTACAGCTCGCTGCGCGGCCCCTTCACCTGTCCGAGCTCGTCGTGCACGATGAAAGCCGGTGACAACCCGTAAGCCGTCGCCACTTCCGCCGACAGTGCCCGGTAAACCGTGCCGCGCCCGGTGCAATACAACTGCTTGGCGGTGTCGCGCACCGAAACCGCACCATAGAGATCCGGCGACATCCGCACGATCTTCGCCGCCAGCGCGAAGATCAACGCCGCCTGGTCGCGCGACTGCGCCGCCGAGTAGAGCTGCGAATTGGGCTTCGATTCCCGCCCGCACAGGTGCAGCAGCAGCAGGAACGCCGCGAGCCCGGTTTTTCCGTTCTTTCGCCCAAAACTGATGATCGCCCGGCGCGTGCCCGCCGGATTGTCGTAGATCTTGCGGATCTCGGCTTTTTGCCAATCGCGAAGCTTGACCGGCTTGCCGACGTCGCGCCCCTCCGGAATGCGACAGTAGTGCTCGATCCACCGGATATTGAGCTCGCCGCGCGTGCTACTTTTCTTCGGCTTCCGGCTCTTCATCCTCGCCCATCAACCCCGTCCAAGGATCATATTTAGCCGTGCGCGGCTTGTGCTTGCTCTTGTCGTAGGTGCTCTGCTGCGAGATCCGCATGCGCGTGCATAACCGCGCGATGCCTTCGGTGGTGCTCGCCTCGAGCCGCAGCAGCTTCTGGTATTCGTCCATCGGTGCATTGCCCACCGTCGCCTTGTTGATCAGTCGGGCAATGTCATGCGACCGCACCGTCAATCGGCACAGTTGCACCAGCATCGGGTGAGTCTCCCGCGGAAACCAGTCCGCCGGCATCCGGTTCACAATCGCTTTCCATTCCACCGCCTCCACCTCCGTGAGCGTATTGGGCGGCGATGGGCGTCGGATCGACGGCACCAGCCCGCCCGGCCCGATCACCGCCAAATGCGCAGCCGATTTCAATCCGCGTTGACGTGGCATGTGGTTTTTCTTTCCGGTGTGAGTCCCGCCAGGGTGCCAAAAATGCCATTGAAGTTTTTTGTCTTGCCCGCCGGGCCTTGATTGAAATCGCAAACCATAATTTCACTCCCCCCCGTCATTTGAAAATTTTTTGTTTGTTGACTGGATGATTTGAATCGACAGGCCACCCGCTTGCATCGACGGTGGTGTCGTATCCGCGTCGCTCGATGCCTTGCTTATGGCTGTCGTGGCAACGCTGGCATAGCGACTGCAGGTTATTGCGATCGAGCAGCAAGCGTCGGTCGCCTCGGTGTGGGACGATGTGATCGACAGCGAAGGCAGCAGCCACCCTGCCATGCCTCAAACAATTTGCGCACAGCGGATTTAATTGTCGGTGGCGTTTTGATGTGCGGTCCCACCACGTAGAGTCAGAGCCTTTCAGCTTGCTGACCACGTTCCCAACCCGTAACTGTGGGATTGTGACTTTCGCACGCATGCATAAACTGCATTCCTCCGAATGTCAAAGGCACCTGCTTGAGCAGTGCTCGCACGGTAGCGATCGGTGCGATCAGCTGATCGCGTTCGAGTGCGTGGAGAATATTGATCTGGTGCCCGAGATCCTTGACCAGCTGCAGGTATTGCTCGCTGAGTTGGTAGGATCGATCGACCAGTCTTCCGCCTTGCACTCGCATGCTGAATGAGGCGGATCGCAAGTTGTTTGCGTGCTTTGCGATTTGCAGGAAGCTGTAGAAGCCGCCCATTGCGCGTGCGTCGAGGAGCTTTCGCAGGAAGAGCGTTCCGACGAGATAGTTTGCAAACGGGTTGCGCGGCTTCGGCTTGTGCGCCTGGCGCAAGCGTCCGGAAGGTTTTCGTGCTCCGGTTTTACGTGGCCGGCCGGTGATCATGACTGGGGACGCTGGGGGGGGGAAGGGGGTTCGGCGCATACCCCTGCCCTGGAGAAGGGGTGAGTCTATACTCACCCCGCCACTCGTAAGGGCGGGGGGAAGGGTATGGGAAACACGCGCGCACTATGCGACGAAGGCTAGAACGAAGCAACGAAGGCGATGCTAAGCATTTAAGAAACATCAGGTGAATTTCGAATTTTACAACTTGCACGAGCCGCGACCGGCGAAGGTATCGAAATCTTGCGATGAAGATGCGGCGCACCCTATGCGGCGAAGGCATGCGTCGAAGGTGGCAACCGTATGCGCGGAAGATTTGCCGCATGCGGTGAAGCATGCGTCGAAGGCTTGTCACAGCAATTTTCTCCCTTGCAGCGGCAGGTCGGCGCGCCTGTAGAGGCACAGGCTGCGGCGCGATGCCGGCTCCCGTTTCGGTCCGCCATCGAGGTAGACTTGCTCGGCGTTGAAGAGGCGGTCGAGCGCTTCGCGAAAGAGGCGCTTGCGTGCGCCGGCAGTCGGCGCCAGCACCTTGGTCTCCGGCAATTCGGCGAAGACGGTCGGCGCGTAGTTGTTCGATCGAGGCTTGTGGCTGAGGGCTCGATCTTGCTGATTGTAGCGATCGAGCAGTTGCAGGAATAACTCTTGCGCCTGCCTGTCGAGCGCGGCGCGCGCCGGTCCCGACTTGGCGATCTGTTCCTTCGGGATGACCAGGAGCCCGTCCTTCCATGTCAAGCGCACGGGCAGCGCAAGCGCGCTGTAGTTGCTCTTCATGAACTCGAGCACGCGCGCCGTTCCCACTTCGGCCTGATCATCATCGGGGACATCGTCGTCCTTCACCTTTTCGGTCTTGAGGTACATGCGGCTGCGCACGCTGTTGTGCCAGGCGGTGGAGCCCGAGAGCCCGGTGCCGCTCGATATGCCGGATAGCGACGGATGCGCGAGCAGCAGGACGGCGGTATTGATCTCGATGCAGATGCCGCGCAGGAGAGAGACGCATTGCCTGACTTGGCTGCGATCACGTTCATTGACGATGAAGATGTCGGCCGCCGTGTCGAGGCAGATCCAGCGAGGGCGTAGCTCGCGCGCGGTGCGCTGCAGGCTGCCGAAAAGCTTGGTCGGCCGGACGATCCCGCGGTTGTCGGCGACGGCGATGGCAGCATCCTTGCCGGCGAGCGAGAGCAGATGCAGGCCGACGTCGGCCAGGTCGTTGAATGAGGTACCGTAAGACTTGGCGATCTGCGTGTAGCGGAAGTGCATCTCGTCCTCGTCGTCCTCTGCGGTAATGAACAGCACCGGCCCGGGCTCCGGCATCTCGCCGATCCAATCGCGCCCGATGACGGTTGCGACCGAGAGCTGCTGCATCAGAAGCGTCTTGCCGACGCCGCCCTGCCCGGTCAACAGCGTGACGTTGCGCGCCGGGATCCGATCGCGCACGAGCCATTGGCGCGGCTTCGGCTCGATGCTCTGCCATTGCCGGATGTCGATCAGCGGAAGCGGCGGCGGCTCCTCCTCTTTCGGTCCGCGATGCTTGCCGTTGGTGTAGGCCCGCTCCTCCGCGACATCGTCCGCAGATGGGACGATCTCGATCTGCTCGAAGGCGCGCGCAATGATCTCCTGCACGGCATTCGTGCCGGCGTCGTCGGACAGGAGCCCGGCGCCCTCGGCGATCGATTGCAGCTCGTCGGCGGCGGAAACCCGATCGAGTCCGCGCGAGACGAAATCCGCCACCTCATGCGCGGCGTGCTCGAAGGTCTGCATGCGCGTTTCCGGCGGGACGCCGCCGACCACCTTGCGCCACGACGCAAAGCCTTCCGCGTATCTGCCGAGATCGCCCACGCTTTACGCCGCCTTTTCATCGACGAGGAGCGCTTCGCCCGGAAACGCCTGGCGGATCAGCGCCAGGGCCGCGGTCTCGCCCAGCTCCTCGATGATGCCGGCATCGTCCGCGTAGACGAGCAGCGGGGCGACCGCGTCGTAGAGATCGAATTCGCCGGCACGGTAGAGCACGGCGCGAGCTTCGGCTCGGGACAGGAGAATGCGCAACGCGTCGATCACAGCATCCGTCCTTCCCGCTCGTAATCCTCGATGATCGCCTCGATGCATCTGATCTCGTGCGCGGCGGCCTGCGCGGTCATCTTTCCGGCGGTGCCCCATCGCGGGTAGAGCCCCTTGCGCATGGCCAGCTCGCGCTTCAGGCAGGCGAGCTTATCGGCAATCGCCGGCGCAGACGCCGGTGCGGAATCGACATTTGTCATGCGCTCACCTTCGGGCAAGAGGAATAGCGGCGCGAGCGCCGTCACTAGCTCTTCATATTCGCCCAACGCATACAAGACTGCATGGGCTTGCGCGCGAGCTTCGAGAACACGCAACGGTCCATTCTCGCTTTCCACCGATCGAGTGCCTTGCCTCTAGTCGCGATCATACGGCGCTTGGTCTGTTGCGCGACGGCAAGTGGTGTCAAGATCAGCGCGCGGTCGCCGGTTGCCTCGATCGCCTGCTGGCACCACTCCAACTCACACTCGGTTTTGCCGAGGCCGGTATCGAGAAACAGCCCGGAGCATCCGGTGTGCAAGGCAAACTCGACGCAATGCCGCTGAAACGGGAACAGGTGCGCGGCCAGCTCTGGCACGCGATCGAGCCCGCAGGGCTTTGCTTGCACCGCTTTGCTGGCGAGGAATGCTTGATAGGCTGGTGTCATTTGTCGCAACTATCGGGCTTTAGCGCGGCTATGACCGCAGCCAGTTTCGCGGCAGCCCACTGTACGGGGTGAGCCTCCCGCAATTCGTCATCGTCCATGTGAGTGATATCGCTGTCGCCGAGAGCACCATCTAGCGCACTATGGATTTCTTCCAACTGCTCACGAATGGCCATGTCACTTCTCCCGCACAGTAGAGGTGACTGCGGGTCGCTCCAGTATCAGTTTCCCGCTTTTGGTTCGTCCACATCGCCGCCATCCAGCGGCCACAAAGCAGAAGCCCGGATTGGTGCCCCTGACTGCTTGCGGATCGACGTATGTGTAATGCCTCTCACTAGGCCAGCAGTGATCAGCGACTGCATCAGCCTGTCGGATAAGCTCCGACGATTGGTAACGGTGGGGGGCTTCGTTTCTGAATACGGCGCAGTTGATGCCGGCTTGCCCACTGTCGTCGATGAATTTTCGCCAGACAAACATGGCGTCAGCATCGCCGGTCCGCAGGACGATGTGCTCCCCTGGTCCGACGAATCGGCTACGCTTCCTGCCGTCCTTGTATCGGTAGCAGGAGTAGTGCCGCTCGTAGAGTTCGAGGCAGGACACATCACCGTCCTTCGTTATGTACCAAAGAGGGCTCATTCCCGCGCACTATCCCCAACTATGAGAGTTATGCCGATGGGAGCCCGCACATCCGCCGTCGCGTCGTGCGGGTGGGGTATCGGCGCGGCCGCGCCGTGTCCCTCAGTGGCGTACCCATCGGCAGAGCTAGTCTTTGCCACCTCTATGCTCCTGTGTTCCTGTCACGCTCTGCGGTCATGTGCTCGACTTGTCTGCGCGCTCCAGCAGAAGTGACCGCCATTTTCACACTTTCTTAGCGATCTGCAGCGTGGCTTCGAAAACATCGAGCACACGGCGCAGTCGGTCTTTGGTGTTCTCGAGCTCGACCTCCGTCGTCTGCAGCTTTGCCCTAGTCGCATCCAGGGCATTTGATGCGCCGAGATGCCGGCAATTGGCATCCTCGAGGTCTTTCAAAAGTGTGCGGTCCATACTCTTCTTGAGCAGTTGTGTGGGAGTCGGTTTTGCCATCACCATGCCTCGATCTTGTTGCGCAGCACGCCCCATTGATTGAGCACCTTGATGGCATCGGCCACATCGTCCACGAAGGCATGTGGCACATTGTTGAGCCCGCACCACAACGCAAACGCCGCCTGGTGTTCACTCGGCTTGGCCTTGCGGCGTTTGAGCTCCATGCAATGCGGCTTGCCGCCAGGCGACAGCAGGAAGATATCCGGCCATCCCGGTTGCACGCCGGCGCGCTTGAGGCGAGCGCCAGCCCATGACACGCGCACGCCGTTGATGTATTCCGCCGGCCGCTCTTCGCCGTTGGCGATGTGCGTCCATTGCCAAGTCGGTTTTGCAAACCGGCGCAGCAGATCGGCCACCGCGCACTGCATGGCGAATTCCTTCGGCGCCGGAGGCGCAACACCGCGCTGGTTTTTGCCTTTGAACAAATTCAGCTGCCGATGGTGCACGCGATAGGTTGCCGGCTCGAGCTCGCCGCAGGCAATCGCCACGCCTTCCCGCGCGGCCTTGATCAGACGCTTGCCGAGCTTGGTCATAAAGTGCAGTCCTTGCCCCGGTTGGCATTGCAGCGCTCGAATTCGCCGGTGCCTTCGGTCCCGCGCACCGTGCCGTCCTTCTGCTGCTCGCAGATGCGAACGCAGCGGTGCGCGGCATCCTTCTTCGCGGCGCGTATCTTTTCGGGATCGAGCGCGGTGCGGCCCTCCGTCTTGCTGGTAAACCGCTTGCGCCAGCGGTGGGCGATCACCTTGCCGGGATCTGCGTCAGGCAAAACGGGTTTCTGTTCTGTAACCCGTTTTCCTCGACCAGGCCCGCCGGTTTCCTGTGATGGCGGCACGATCCGATCCCGCCAGACGATATAATCAGCCTGCGCGTCGATCTTGGTTTCAATCGCCTTGAGCAGTCGCGTGGCATCCTTGGCACGCGCGAAATGCTTCTCGCCGGCTTCCGCGACTGCAATCGATTTGAGCCCCTTGTCGGGATCGTATTTCTCGACCGAGCGATTGCCGGTGGTGCGCGTGAGGTCGCGATCGCTCATTTTGGCTCCCATCCCTTGCCGCCGGCCTTCACGCGCGCGCGGATCACGCCGTAAGCAACATCGAATGACTTGGTGACATCGTCCTGCGCGTCGTATTCGCGGACGAGCCGCCACAGCCGGCGATCACTGCGGATCTTCCATTCGGTCGACGCCAGCAGGCTGTTGATCTGCCAGACGTGCGCCTTGATGGTGTGCACCTCGACCGGCCGCCGGGCGGCGTAGCAATCGGCGATGATCTCGTCGGTGCTCACGCCGAGTGCGCCGGCGGCCTTGATGCGATCGAGGATCGCCGCCTTTAGAGGCGACATCACCACGCCGAAGCGTTCATCGATGTCCTGATGACAACGCGGGCACCGACGCATGCGATCGACTTCATGCTTGAGGTTTCGGATCGTCGTTTACCGGCGCTTTCGGCGTTGCCTCGCTTTGCGCATTGCGCGCCAGAGCTTGAACCTCAACCACAACAGGGTGAGCAGGCCCGAGCGTCTTGCGCGCGCGCGCGATCTGCTCGTCGAGCTTGATCCGCTGTCGCTCGCATTCTGCGAGATATGCTTCTTCGAGGCGGTGATAGAGCGCCGCGCCGACGTCGCGCACATGGGAAAGCCGGTAGCGCAGTCGCCAGAGAGACCAGTAGTCGAGTCCATAGTCACGCTCCAGCGCCCGCATTGCGTTGTCGATGTCACCGGGACCGCGTGCTCGAAAGCGCGTCAATTCTCGCGACCACCAGGCCGCGCGCTGCACAAACGCGCTTTGATATTCGACCAAAGACATTTTGCGCACTCGAAAACCCTCCGATGCGATAGTCACGTCGGAGGTAGAGAGAACCTTCACGCCGTCGGAAGCGGCGTGTCGGATACAGGTGGCGGGTAGAGGTCAGGTCTTAGCTCGTGGCGGGGAATGCCGGTGACGCGCTCGATCTCGAGCACGCGTTCGGCCGGCAAAAACCCCTCCTCCCACCGCAACACAGTGGATTTGTTCACGCCGAATCCGGCCCCGAACTGCTCCAGCGTGAGCTTGGCCCCGGCGCGGTAGGCCCGAATTGGGTTGCTTTCTTCCATGCGCCGAATAGTTGCGTGAAACGCAACACAAAGTCAAGGTAGCGTTGCATGAGGCGCTAACGACAGAAAGGCCTGAGCCAAAATAATGTTGCGCATGGCGCAACTATCGAAAATCCACAAGGGAAAACCGTCGAGCCAACTCCACTATCTGGTGGAATGGGCGGAACACCGAGGCCTGAAACAGGCCGATATCGTCAAGGCGCTGGATGTGGATAAGAGCACGGTTTCGCGGTGGTTTGACGGGACACTGCCTTCAGAGCAGCACTTGATCGCCCTTGCCGGATATCTCTTTGCCGAGGATTACGAGCCCGAGCCGGCCGCCCTGTTCCGGCACCCGAATGACGACTGGATGTTCAGGTTGCTGCGCGGGCGATCAACGGAGGAGATCGAAAGGATTCGCGCCACCATAGAGGCGGCATTCCCAAGAAAAGCAGCCTGACCGCCGAGGTTGACTTTCCCGCCACTAGTCAAGTTGCGCCTATTGCAACTTTTTAATTGACCGTAGTTGCGTTTTATGCAACCAATGCTCCCTAACCATGGGGAGCCTTCGATGACGACCGCAAAACGCAGATTCACGGCCACGTTCTCCGACGGCCGCACCATCACCCGCAAGACCGACAGGAACTACACGCACGCATGGCGCGTCCACTACGCAGGCTTTAACGGCCTGGCCGAGGCAATCGGATTTTCCGGCTCGCGCCTCCTCGCTGAGAGGGCGCTTGCATCTTGGACGAATCCCACCGTCACCGCCCGCGAAATCGCAGACGTGGTGGCGTCATGATTCACGCCCTTGCCGAGCTCGTCTCGCTCGCCGCCTTCACCGGCACGCTGCTCTACGTCGCGGCCTTCCTCACGGGAGGCGTGTGATGGACCGCATCAGAATAGTTCTTGAAAACGCGGGCGGCGAACTTGACCGTCAGGACATTGAGGCGTCCGGCGACGACGCATCTGGCGAGATTTACGCCGCGCTTGCGTCATGGTCGCTCGCTGCCGGTGACACGATCCGTATCATCACGATCGAGTCCGAGTCGTGACCGCCGCCGACCTTGCCGAGGATGGCCGCCGACACGTGGCGATGCAGGAGCAGGGGCAGACGGCCGCGCCCGCCGCCAGCGACCAGAAGATCGCCGAGATCCTCGCGCGGCTGGATTGGCACGCCGAGCGGGGCATATCCGGTACGAAGGCGCCGCGATCACTGTGCGCAGAGGCGGCCGCAATCATCCGGCGGCTCAGCAATCTTCCCCCGCTGCAAGATGAGGCGGCATCGTGAGCCGGCTCCTCCTCACCGATCCCGCCAGCGACGCAAGCCCTCCGCTCGGCGGGCTGGCGGCCGCGCCTTGTGCCTCGTCGGGCGCGGCCGCCTTTTCCGATCGGGCGGATCGCTACCTCGCGCGGCTCGACGCGCATCTCGCCACGCTCCCGGCCGACCGCGCGCACCGCACCGTCGAGCTCGAGCTCCGGAAATGGGAACTCAAGTATGCCGCGTGGGTCGCGTCTAAGGGCGCCACTGAATGGACCGCGCCCGACGCCGAGCCGATCCAGGCCGTGGATTTCATCGCAACGATCACCGGGCTCGGGGCGCGGCCGTGATCGAGTGCCGCCAGATACTGGACCGCCAATCGTGGCTCGAATGGCGCCGCGAGGACATCACCGCGAGCGACATCGGGGCGGTGATGGGGCTCAATCCGGATCGGTCCTGCGCCAAGGTATGGGCGGAAAAGTGCGGCCTCATCGAGTCCGGCCAGCAATCCGAATTCCTGCAATTCCGCGAATGCCAGGAGGGCGCGATCCTGCGCTGGCTCAAACGCTACGGTCGTCCGCACTGGGAGATCGTCGAGGCCAACACCTACTGGCGTGATACCGACATCCGCATTGGCTGCACGCCCGACGCGATGGCGATCGATCCGGAGCGCGACGGCATCGGCTGCCTGCAGCTAAAGACCACGCGCCAGGACATCTTCGAGGCCGATTGGCTCCTGCCGGACGGCGAGATCGTCATTCCGATAGCTTATCAGCTGCAGACGCAAACCGAGGCCATGCTCACGGGCGCTTCGTGGGCGGTAGTCGTCACTGAAATTCTCGGCTATGGCATCGGCTCGTTCTTCGTCACCGAGATCGAGCTCAATGCCGCCGCGTCGGCGCGCATCAGGGACGTGGTCGCTCGGTTTTGGGCAGACACCATCGCCGGCAAGATCCCGCGCTTCGATTTCGATCTCGATGCCGATGTGATCGACGCCTTGCACCGCAAGCCGCTGATCAAGGAACCGCCGCTCGATTTGTCGGGCGATAACCTGTTGCCTGCCGTGCTGGCCAAGCGCAAACACCGCAAGGAATACATCAAGCGCGCCGAGACATGGGTTGATCGCGCCGACGCTGAGATCAAGGCGAAGATCGGCAGCCACGAGAGCGCCGCCCTGCCCGGCTGGAAAATCACCTGGAAGATGCAGAAGCGCCAGCCGCGCATCGTTGAGGAAAAGGAGTTCCGCGTGCTCCGAGTCACCGAGACAAAAGGAAAACCCAATGGACGATGATATCCGTGAACGCAGCTCGCTACTTGCAGCTTTCGCGCGTGCGCCCGAGAAGACCAGCAGCACTGCGCTCGTGACCATGGCGCCGGCGTCGCCGGTGGAGCGGGTAGTCGGCGCACAGCACGTCGCCGTCCATCGTGACGAGCAGAAGATCCTCGAGAAGATCAAGGTGCTCGCCAGCGCCGCCGGCAGCGACTGGTACTACCGCTTCCCGGTTAAGACGAAAGGCGGCGGGCAAGATTGGATCGAAGGCCAGAGCATCAAGCTCGCCAACGATATAGCCCGGCTCTACGGCAATTGCGAAGTCGATACGCGCGTCACCGACCTGGGCGACAGCTGGCTGATCTATGCGCGGTTCACCGACTACGAAACCGGCTTCACGATGACACGGCCGTTCCAGCAGCGCAAAGGCCAGCGCGGAATGCGTACCGAGAACGATCGTGCGCTCGACATCAATCTGCAGATCGGAGCATCAAAGGCGATCCGCAACGTGATCGTCAATTCGCTGCAGTCGGTTGCCGACTTTGCGCTCGAGGAAGCGCGCAATGCGCTGATCGAGAAGGTCGGCAAGCAGCTTGAGAATTACCGCAAGCGGACCACCGAGCGCTTGAAGCAAATGCAGATCGATATGCAGCGGGTCGAGCACGTTGTTGGTCGCTCCGTCGCCAAGTGGACGGCGCCGGATGTCGCCAAGGTGATCGCGATGATCCAGTCGATCAACGATGGCATGACAACTGCCGACGATACTTTCCCATCTGCCAATCCCGCGAATGCGCCGGAAACGACGACGGAGTCGCCGGCGCAGGAAGGCCGGGGCGGCGAGGACGCGGTAGTCAGCCCGACTGCCGAACCCGCGGTGACTAGGTCCGCCGACCAAGCAAGCGGGACCGCCGCCCCGGTCGAAAATGCCACGCTCGAAGCGCTGCGCCTCTCGGCTGCCTACGAGTCCGGCCGGCAATCGAAGGCGAACGGCCACGCGCGCAAGGCCATCCCCGGCGACTATCGCGAGAAGGGCCGCGAGGACGAGCTCAACGCTTGGTACGCCGGCTTCGACGGTCTGCCGCTGGAATAAGTTCTCGACGGCCGATCGGTAGTGCGTCGGTCGAGAAGCGCCGGGCGGGAACGACCTCCCAGCCGAACCCGCCCGGCGCACAGATCAGAGAGTTGCGTAATGCGTGTCACCCACGTGATCAGACCGACCGGGACGGCGATGGACTACGCGAGCGCGATCTATTGGATCATTCGCGAGCGCGGCGGAGGCGGCGGTCATCCGCCGCGTGACGTGACGCAAGTCGCCGGCTGGAAGGTCACGCAATTGACCGCGGCGATGTTCGGCAAGTCCGCCCGAGAGGTCGCGGTTGATCTGATCGAAGCAAACAAACTATCGGAGGAGCGGTGATGACAGTCGCAAGTCAAACTGCCGCCGTGGTCAAGGCGGCCGGCGAGCACATCGAGGTCATGGAGGGCGAGGTCAATCGCCTTAAGGCGCTCGTCCTGGAGCACGAGCAGACGATCATCAGCCTGCGCCTCGAGGTCGAGCAGTTGCGCAACGAGCTCAACGCCACGAGCCAGCGCTCCGCCTACTACCAGAGCCGCTGCACGGCGGTGCACACCAAGCTGCAGGTCGCCGCGACCATCATCCTCGACGCCTCGCGCGACGACAGCACGGTGCCGTATGCGCCGGGCCCGAAGGAAATGCGCGCGCTCGAGGAGGATCTCCTGCGCGCAAACCAGTCGCTCGCGGAGCACCGCAGTCGCCGCGCCGCCGCCAACGGTCCACACCTTGGGCCGCCGCCGGCACCGGGCGAAGACCCGTTGCCGCCGCCTTCGTTTCTCATGAAGGGGCCGCAGATCCCGAATGCTCTTGAATGACGGACGAGCTCGTCGGCGATGCGTTCACCAGCATCGGCCAAGTCGTGGCGCTGGTGATCGCGATTTACGTGATCTTGCTGATGCTGTGGAAGGCAGGAGTTGATCGTGATGGATCGCTT